CGAAGCAATCAAAGCTTCAAAACCTGCAACTGTTGAAGGCTCTCCGGTGGCTGGATTGTCATCCCAAGCTTCAAATGTCAGGACCGTTTCGCCAGACCTTGCTTCTTCAGAGCCATTCGAACCGCAATGGAATTTCGTTCTGACTGTCATTAGTTGAACTGC